GTTTTCATCTTTCGCACAGTACTTTTCCAGAATCTCAGCACGTGCCTCTTCATATGCCTGTGCCGCTGATTCCATAGCTTTCATATTTTTGTTGATTGCAAAGCCAACCTTGATCGGGAGCTGCTTCCTTTTGATTTTGGCAATTCCATTAAAAACTGCCACCATCTGTTTATTCTTGATCTTCATTACTCTGCTTCCTCCTTCTTTTGATTGTCATCTGTATCTTCTGATCCTCCTGCCTCCTGGGTCTGCTGGTCTTCCAGATCAAATAGCAAGTTATCAAAGTCAACCATATCTTTGCGGCATTCCGCCTTATTTGCCTCGTACAGATCCAAATCCTGAATGGTCTTACTGCTGTTGCTCCGGCCAGACTCAGGGATTTGGGCAGACATATAAACTGCGATTCGATCTCCACTTTCTTCATTATGGATTATTGATTGATAAGATAATGATATACTTTTTGTTCCTTTTAACATCGTTTTTTCCTCTCAATTCTGTTTATTTTTCAATCAAATCTACTTTTACACCGTTATATGTAAGCATTCCATTTACATAACTGTATACAGGATATGTCGGAGTACCTGCATAAAACCTTTTGGTGATCCGACTGTTACTTCCTGGATCCAGGAAAGTCACATAAAAAAAGGCGGGGGAAATAGCAGCATCAATAATTGCCACATCCTCCCGACTTAAAGGCGGCCACTCACACTGTAATTTATATTTGATCCCTACTAGATCTCCTATTAAATTACCGTCAGCCGCCCTCCCTGTATTCGCAGACCAGACTTTTTCTTTTGTAATCGTTAATCCTTCTTTTTTCAAGGTTGGCATCGTAACACTGCCAATCACAAGAGGCTGACTCACGATACCACCTCCTAATACACAAATCCAAAGTTTGGATCCGATCCTTTCATCTCATTATATTTTTTTACGATTTTTGTGACCAGCTTACCGCCATCAATCTCAAGAGTTATATGAACATCCCCATTTTTCCCTCCGACTGATTGAGACATGGCCGCTAAAACCGCATTGTAGATTGCAGGTCCCACACCTTCTGCAATACCAGAAATAATCTGATTATTATTTGCAACCACATTTCGGTTCCCCATTCTTCCTACAAGTTCTGGCCCGCGTTCATTGGCTATAAACAATTCCCCCATATTTGGGAAACCACCCTGAGCATACCACTTGACTTTGAACCGAGGGATTGATATTACCTTATCGCCAACACTTTGCTTGGAATAAGATGATATATTCATGTGTGGAGTAGGAATATGTACAGATTGCAATCCTCTTTTGAATGAATTTGCCGCATTTTTTCCAACCGTGTACATACTTGACATTGCGCTACTTACTTTTGATGGAAATGACCGAAATACAGACACGCATGAATTCATTTCACTTTTTGTTACGTTCACCATTGATTTCCAATTTGCTCGATAGGAACTGATAATAGAGTTCATAGAAGACGAAATACTATTTTTCATATTTCCCATTTTTTGTGAGACGCTTGTCTGCATCTGGCCTATCGCACTGGTCGATGTAGAACTGATAGAACGCCATTTTGACTCAAAAATGTTTCCAACTTGGTTCATCGTACTTGATACGATGCTCTTCACAGAGTTCATTTTTGACTTCACAGAGCTATCAATTCCGTTAATCGAAGAATCCACCTGTCTTTTGGAATTCGACCATGCCTTTGACGTATCGGATTCCGTTCCTGACCAAGTTTCTTTTACCTTGCGGCCGATTGATCCGAAAATATTTGATGCGCCACTCTTCATGCTTTCCCAGATATTTCCTGCGGTTTTCTTCGCACTCGACCACAAATTTGAAGTTGCTGACTTCGCTCCCTCCCAAGCCTTGGAAACGCTGTCCTTGATGTTCGTGAATTTTTCAGAAGCCCATGATTTCAGATTGTCCCATGTTTTAGAAAGTGAAGTGCTGATTTCAGACCATTTTTTCGATGTCCAGTCTTTCACCTGATTCCACTTTTCTCCGACCCAATCTTTCACTTTCGATGCTGCATCCTTGATCTCATCCCAATGAGTCACGATCAGAGCAACTCCACCAGCAATTCCAGCAATCAATAGACCTGTTGGGCTGAAAATCTTCGTTCCGATACTGGTTAATATCGGGCCAGCTTTTGCAACAACCGTAGACGCCGCTGAGGAAATTTTAGGGAAAATTGTACCAGAGATAAAATCAACTCCAGTCTTTATCGCAGGAGCCGCCGTGGTTGTAATAAAATCTCCAATACCCGTAAACGCCTTGCCTGCTAAATCTGCAACCTTAGAAGCCACCGAACCGATTTTAGAGAACAAACCACCTTCTCCTGTGATATGACCAATTCCCTCTGAGACTTTAGGAACTACTCCGGTCTTAATCAGATCACCGAATCCGCCAAACGTATTCGAGGCTTTTGTGATCCATCCGAGAATTTCTGCGGATAAGTCAACAAAGCCGAATACTCCTTTTAACAGTGTCAATCCAGCAACAAATGCAAGGAAAACTCTTCCTGTTCCTGTATCAAACAAACCTGAAATAACTCCGCTGAATGCTGTAAATATAATATCTCCAACTGTCAGTAAAATTCCGGCCCAGTCAATATTTCCAAGAAACTCTCCGATCGCCACACCTATTGCGTTCCAGTCTGTGTTTTGAACTACAATATTAATAGTGCCAAGCAAATTCATTACAAAGTTACTCAACGTAGTGGCAAGCGTAGCCCAATCCGTATTATGAATGAAATTGTTTATTCCGGTATATAAATTCTTTGCAATCGAATCCCAATCAACCGTAGAAGTAAAATTACGCAAAATGGTTGCCAATCCATTTAATCCAGTTGATAATGTCAAACCAATGGTTCCGAAATCAACTGTAGAAAAAACTCCATTTACAGCATTTGCAAATGAAATTCCAATTGTCTCGTAATCCAAATTCATTACTGTTCCATATAAAATGTCCCAGATAATCATAAATTTGTTTCCTACGAATTGACCAAGGTTGTCCCATTCTACCTCATAAAATATTCCATTTACACCTTCAGCAAACTTTGATCCGAGGTTTTTCCAATCTATACCGGTAATTAAAAGATTCAACGTATTAATAATTGAATTTATTCCTGCTCCTACCGTTCTTCCCATCAGATCCCAGTTGATATTATCAACAAGGCTGTTGAATGTAGTCGTGAAAGCATTGCAAAAATAAGTAATCTTTGGACCTACGTTCTTCCAATTGATTGCATCGTACAACTTCTGCAATCCTGTGTTGACTCCATCGGCTAAGATTTCTCCAAGCCCTTCCCAGTCTTCGGCAAGGAACGCTTCACGCAGTTTCTTGGCAAAGTCTGCTAATGGGCCATCAACCTTAACGGTTTCAAACATTTCTGACGGTGACAGATCTAATCCACCACCTCCGCCACTACCTGAACCATTTCCACCTCCGGAGCCAGATCCTGCGTTAGGATCATTTAAAATATTCAACTGGTCAAATCCTAAAACTGTTCGTTGAAGCTTTTTTGCGGATTTGTTGGCATCATCCAGCCCTTTCCCTGCATCATTTCCAGAAGATCCAACATCTGCAAGTGATGCTCCGTAGTTTTGCACCACCTTTTTGGCATGTACAACAAATCCCTTTCCTGTAAGCGCCGCAAAAAATGTTCCGATTGCATTTAAAGCCCCGGCAATCATATTGATGAAACTCTGAATATATGGTGCCACCACATTCACAATAGGTGCAAATGCCGCCGCCCACGCATTTTTCAGATATGTCAATGCGGATACCATCGATGAAATACTCTGATTATACGCATTGCTGTACTGCACAAGGTTGTTAGATCCCTCCGCAATCGCTCTTTGAATCATGCTGATTCCCTGGAATACAAAAGAAAAGAGGACTGATGAACCGATCATCCGTCCCCATGACATTCCTTTATTGGTTTGTTTTTGTACTCCAAGCAAAGCGTTCTTCAACTTACCAAGCTGAGAGATCGGCGTCGCAAAGGCTTTCGCCATGTTTTTTGCACTCTTTGTTATAGACGAGATTCTATTACCAACCTTAGAGAGTGCCTTTACCGCAGATTGTCCGAATCTGACCGGAAGCAAAAAAGCTTCTTTTAAAACGCTTCCAAGCTTTTTTGCGTTTACACCAGCCTCTTTCATCACCGCACTTACTTTGGACAACTTTGACGATAATGCTTCTGTCTTCGACAACCCAATAGACTTATCATATTTCTTTTTCTCAGCAGTGAGTCTCGCAAGTTGTTTTGCTACAGTATCATACTCCGTATCTCCCTGTTTAAAACCTTGAAAAGCCAGTCCTCCAAGTTCCTTTTTTAAGCTCTTAATCCTGGATTCATATGTATTGACTTTCTCAGTCTCCATAGAATTTTCAAATTGGTTGATAGCTCGTCCTGCTTGTTGCGCACTTCCACCAAATTGTTTCATTAAATCATTGAGATTCCGGATATCCTTGAATTCTTCTCCAAATACCATAGACATAGCATCTGGATTGTAATTCATTGATCCAGGCGATACATCCGTTACCTTGGGGATTTCGCTACCAGTACTTTTTTTATCAAAATCATCCCAATGTGTTATTTTCAAAGCCGATGTTTCTTTTTTGATTCTCTCTATTGCTTCCCGATATCCTTCTGCTTGGTTTGTTGCTTTCTGAATATCATAAACAAGACTCTCCCAGGATTTTCCGAGTTTATCAGTTCCCTCCAGACTAATCTTTTTATCAAGCCTTTCATTCAACCTTGTTGCCTGCGCTTCTGCATTTTTCAGACCGCTTTGAAGCTCTGTAAGTCCTTGTCCTGAAAAATCAATATTCCTTCCAACATCCTTAAATTTATCGAATAAATCGTCCAAAGACTTCTCTGTATATTTCAAATCCGAACGGTCAATTCGCGGACCACGAGTAACTCTACTCATTTTCTTCTGCGTCCGGAAT